TGTCTGGCTCGCCGGCGCGTGTGGTGGTTCAGCACGTACTCGCTGGACGCGCGCTTCCACGGGCTCAAGCTGCTGCGCTGGTGGGCGGTCATGCCGTCGCGCCAAGGGGAGCTGCGCTATCTGGCTGAGCTCGAGCGCACCCGGCACCCGCATGGGGGGTGCTGGCCACGCGCCGGGGACAGGGAGCGCAGTTTGGCGCCAGCAATTCGGAAGTTCGATTGGCGGTCGCAGATCGAACAGCCGAACTTTCAGTTTGCGGAGCCGCCCGCATGACGGAGCGCAGCTGGAAGTCCTGGGAGCGCAGAAGTGCGAGAGATCACGGCACCGAACGCACGCCTGTCTCCGGCCGCCAGTCGGATGCTGGAGGTCTCGATTGGGAGTCCGCCGTCTTCTGCGCCCAGGTGAAGCTCGGCTACCGCCAGCCGGGGTATCTGACGCGGTGGTTGGGGGAGATCGTACAACACGCCCGGACACGGGGGAAGATCGGTTTCGTGCTGTGGAAGGAAAAATACAAACCGGATGCGGAGGCGTTGGTGGTGCTGCGCTACGACGATTGGCGCGACTTGCATGGGAACGCTGCGGAGCCAGGTGCTGGAACGCTGAAGTGAGGCGCGGCATGGCGAGGCTAGGCCAGGTAAGGCGCGGTCGGGCATGGTACGGTGCGGCCGGGCTAGGTAGGGCACGGTCTGGTATGGCGAGGTAGTGTCCGGCTAGGTCGGGTAAGGCAGGGTTCGGCGAGGTCGGGCTCGGCGCGGCAGGGCACGGTGTGGCGTGGTGGTGCTTGGTCAGGCGAGGTATTGTCGGGCGGGGCCGGGTTGGGTCTGGCGTGGTGAGCTGCGGTTGGGTGCGGTTTGGCAGGGGTTTCACTCCAGGAGGTTCCATGAAACGCATCAAGGTGGAGATCGTCGGGACGACCCCGTTGCTGATTCATCGCTTTGGGGAGCAGGCAGAGCAGGGGAAGTCGAGTCGCAAGATGATGGTTCAGACGGTTGAGCCACGCGAGGAGGCAACGAAGAACGCCTACATCGCGAAGGACGGGACGTTCTACTTCAATGCCTTCAGCATCGCGGGCGCGATGGGCAACGCCGGCTCCAACCACAAGATGCGCGGCAGCCGCAAGAGTTTGCGCTTCGTAGTGCCCTCAGCAGTGCGAGTTCCTGCGGACGCCATTACGATCTTGAACGGCGATGGGCCAGCCAAGAACTTCGAAGTGGATTCTCGGCCCGTCACCATTCCGGCGACCAAGGGCCGTGTGATGCGCCATCGCCCGCGCTTCGACAATTGGAGCGCCCGCTTTGAGCTGGAGGTTAACGATGATCTCTTGGAGGTGGAAACCGCGCACCTCTTGCTGAACGAAGCAGGAGTGAGCGTCGGCATCGGCGACTTTCGCCCAGAGAAGCGAGGGCCGTTCGGCACCTTCCGCGTCACGAAGTGGGAGGAACTGTGACCGCGTGGGCAGAATCTTGCTGAGGCGTAGTCTGGTGGGGTCTGGTTGGGCGGGGTGCGGTTAGGTACGGTAAGGTGGGGCTAGGTCGGGCGAGGTGGGGTATGGCGCGGTTTGGTGAGGCAGGGTTTGTTCTAGTTCGGCTGAAGCGCAATCCATGAAAGGCTTTGAGTTCAGCCTCTACGCTGGCGGCGAGTTCGTTCAAGGCGGTCGCGCGCTTAATGGTGGAATCCACCATGAGGGCGGCGCCGAAGCCTCGCGCAAACGCCGTGGCCTGTGTCAGACCGTCGTTGTAGCCCCGGTTATAGGCCGCTGTAATTCCCGCCAGCAACGCCAATATGAGCAACACAATCGCCCATAACAATGGCCCGATGTTGGCGACTTGGCTGCGACCTTCTGGGTGCGGCTCGGGGAGCAGCCGCAGGGCGGGACGCCCTAGCGTATCAGGTAACCCACGAGCAAGCCGCCGACGAGTCCGACCTCGAGCGCACGTCCCCTCGAGATGCAGGGCAAGATGGCGAGGAAGCGACATTGGGCGGCCTTGAGCCCCTGCTCGAGCGTGGTATCCGCAGAAGCCAGCGCAGCCCGGAGCGAGTCGGTGTGTAGGCTGTCCGCGCGCGCCAACGAGTCACCGCGGGTCTTGCAGAGCGTGAGGGCATCCGCGCACACGGCCCCGGCCTTGGCGATCACCTGTCCTGCCTCCCTGAACTGATCGGCCGTCCGGGCTTGAGTGAGGAGCGTTGCCCCAGCCTCCTGCTGCTGCTTGACCACCTGGAGCACCTTACTGAGCGAATCGCTCAACTTGCGCCGTCCTAGGGCCGCCTGGGCGCGATGCTGGGCATCCTGGACTAGGAGCTTCTTGTTGGTCAGCACTTCCTGCTTCCCAGCGGCCAGCCACTGGTCAAGTTGGAGGTCGGGGCCGCCCAGTCGGAAAAACAACCACAGGGCCAGCACGACGCCGAGGACGAACGCCAAACTGAGGTGTAGGTGACGAGATCCGAGTTGGAACTCCATTAGGTAGCTTGAGCCTCTTGGAGCCGCCGCTGGCGCATGTATGGAGCCATGTACGCCGCCTTCAGGCGACGCTTGCATCCATCGCACCAGCGGCGGTGCCGGCGAGAGCCGAATGGCAATAAAGCGCCACAACCTCGACACGGTGGCAATTGAACGATGGTCCTACCACCAGTGTGCGGATTTCGCCCGATGTGGACCGAGAATCCGGGCTGTCCCCAATGCTCTCCGATCATGGGGGCGCAGGCTCCCACTTTTCGAGAATGTGGAGCTCAGCCCAATGGTGCTCCCCATCCCAGCGGGTGATCCCGTAGGCCCGAATGTGCTGGCCCACGGATGGGATGGCGGTCAGGGGACAGCCGGGCGCGATCTCCAACACGACAAAGCCTGTCTTGCCCACCAGTTTGATGTGGGTATCGCCATCGCTCTCATGCCGCACCAAGGTCACGAGGCCCGTCACCTCGACATGGGTCCGCAGCACCTTCCCCGTGGCGAGCGAGTCCACGGAGACCGGCCAGTAGGTCCGCTGTCCAAACGCCGGGGCTGCGACGCTGATACCGAGGAGACTGGCGAGCAGCCACCACGGCAGCGGCCGCGGATCGCTCCTCAGCACGCGCGCCCCTGCTGCACGCCCAAGAGGCTGACCGGACTTGCGCTCCACTGGAACGTCATCGAGTCCGTGTGGGCCTGTTGGGCTGCCGTCGGGAGCTTCCACAGCGGGTTGCGCACGCACCGCGAGCCGGTCTGCGTCGCCAGCGCCCCGTCATGGAACTGCGCGTAGGTGCAGACGCACGCCGTTTGCCCCCTAGCCAGCGTCGGGGGCACGAGCCGCAGCCCCACGACGACGAGGCTCGAATCGACCACGATCGGCCCCGGCAGGCCCGGCTTCCGTAGGACGCGCCACATCGCCGTCACAGGTGCCGAGACCCCGACGCTGTTACGGGAGGCCACGCTCACCGTAAAGGTGGCGGAGTCCCAGGGCGCCGCCGTCAGCCAGGTGCGCAGCGTGGGGGAGCTGACCCCAGTCGTATAGGGCAGGGTGCCGGGTTGCGGGAACCACTTGCCGGAGGCGTTGGAGTCCGCCGCGACCCGCCAGACCCCGTTCGTGGCGCTGACGCTCTCCGCGACATCATAGGTCGCCGCGCGGGCCCCAGGCCCCCAACTGATCGTGTAGAGCAGCGTGTCGCCGGCGGTGACCAGCCCTTTCAATCCAACAACAATGGGGCCGGGCTGCCCTGGGGCACTGTCCGCACCTGTTCGAGATACCACCGCCCGTGGACGGGACAGATCGCCAGCAAGGAGGGGGATTCCCAGCCACAGCCCCAGCAGCGGAAGTGCCAGCGTCGATCCGCGGCGATGGCGGTCAGCGTCCCAGCGAGCTGGCGGAGCTCCACGACTCACGGGGCAGCCTTCCACCCGGCCCGCTGGACAAAACTGCCGAGGGCGATGAGCAGGCCGCCCCAGAGCGCCCACTTCCACGCCTCGATCCCCAGCACGGTGACGCCCGTGGCGATCTTCGCCCCCAAGCCTCCGGCGGCGATGAGGAGCGTGAAGTGTTCCAGCTTGTTGAGTGTCATCGTGCCTCCGTGGCTACTGCGTGGCCTCATGCGCGTTCCAGCCGTCCGTGAACCCGTCGCTGTAGGTCGGCGCTGGGTGCGGTTCGGCGGTGGAGTCGGTCGTCCATGTACGGGTCACCCTGTAAGTGACCTGGCCGAATGTGCTCGACCGATCCAGCTCCTTGAAGACCTTATCGAAGTTGGCGAACGTCTTATTGAACGCCCCCCACATCTTGGTCTCGTTCATGGGCCTCCTTGTGCGTGAATCGTGCGCCGCAACAGCAGCACGCGCTTGAGCCAGCTCGGCAGGAAGCGCGCCAGATGCACCAGCGTACTGTAATAGGCCAGCCGCGCCCAGAGCAGTTCCTCGACGTCGCCCGCTGCGGCCTGCCATAAGCCCATGGCGCGTTCGACCCCAAGATTGGCGGCAGTATCGAACAAGGCAAGTGCGGCAGGCTGATCTAAGGTCTCACAATGACAGGCACGCCAATAGTCCGACTCGTAGATGCTGGCGGCTTGTTCGCGTGTGAGATTGGGAATGTCGAGCTGGGGATAGGCGCGCTTGGAAATGCCGAAATTGGTTTCTCCGCCAGGATCGGCCTTGTCGCTGACATAGCCATTCTCTCGCGCCAGTACGAAGTTCAGGGCTGCGGCGAAGTCACTCACGCGCCCTTGTCCTTGTGACTGAGCCGCTTGGCGGTAAACTGTCCGGCCCCAATCCCCAAGCAGCCCGCGACGAAGAGCAGCCATCCCGCCGGCGGTTGCCAGCCGATCCAACTCGCGATCATCGTGGCCCACGCAAGGCCAATCCCAGAGGCGATCACCGCGTTAGTGGAAGGAAACGTGGCGAGCCAGCTCATGAGCCCTGCCCGGCAATCAGTGGCGCAATAATGTTCCGCAGGTCATGCCGGGACTTCTCGAACTGCTCTGCCAGATCGAGTTTCGTTGGCACATTGCCCAGCCGCTCGCTCAGCGTCGTCAACGCGGTATTCGTGGCGCTGATTGCTACGGTGAGCGCATCCAGACTACGTTGCACCGCGGCCACCGCATCGGCCGTACTCGCGGGCGGTCCCGCGTTGCCCCGATTCCGAATGAGTGGGTAGAGCCACTTGATGACGGCCCCAATGGCCACGACGAAGATCGTGACCTGTGACCAGCTCGTGAACAGGACGGGCGACTGTTCGAGGAAATCCATGCTCAAGGTGCGAGCAGCCCCCCAACAGGAGCGCCCATCGGATCAAGCAATCCCGATCCCACGATGCCTCGGCGTTTCAACTCCTGTAGGATCACCGTTCGCACTTGCGCTGGCGTGTTCTGGTTCGCCAGGGCTTGCGAGAGCGCTTCATATGGCTGTCCCCGCACGAATGCCAGGATGGGGCCGACGGGCTGAGCCGCCGCTACCGGGACGGGAGGCACCGACTGTTCTGCAGCGCCGCCACGCGTCCAGTAGTTCACCTTGATCTGTTCCTTCGGCACACCGGACCGCAAGAGCTGCTGCAGCTCCTTATAGGAATTCGCCGGGATGCGCGGGTCCGCAGCTGCAGCTGCAGCGCGGCGTGCATAGGTCGGCGTGGCGAGCACATCCGGCGCCGGGGCCACACTCGGCACGAGTGGACGAGTCGCCGCCCGTGCGGCAAGCGCTGCATCACCTACCCGGCCCTGGACCTGACTCACTGGGATGTTCAAGGCTTTCGCCACTGCCGCTTCCTGAGCGGTAACGCCGGTCACGGGCGCTGCGGTCTCGGCCGCAGCCTCACTGAGCAATCCAGGGCCAGCTACCCGCTTCGCCACGCCACCAAGCAGCCGTGATCCTGCAGCACCAATACTTCCTGCGATCCACGGAGCAATCGTCCCGGCCACCGCCCCTGGAATCGCCACTTGCTTGGCTGCAGTTAGTCGTGGCTCAAGGCCACCTTCCGTCCGTCCTGCCGCTTGTGCTCCGGCGTAGCCGGCTCCAATGGCTGCGTTCAGCGCCGTTTTAGCTGCTGCTCGGCCTGCGAGGCTCTTGATGCCTTGGACTGCCGCCCCGATGGCGGTGGGTGCGATCTTGGCTCCAGCCAGTGCGAGTCCGCGCTCGAGGCCAAGTGGACTGAGCAGGCCAGCAGCCTCTCCAATCATGTGCGCTGTAGGATGTAACTCGCCTGCCAGTTGTTGCGTCATGGCGGCTTCCGGCTCGATGGCGCGTGCAAGCTGATCGCCCAAGCCAAAGGACGCCATGTCTGCCGCACCCAGTCCAAAGGACGCCAGCGCTCCCGGATCAAGCTCCTGCTTGATGTTCTGAGGCAGGTTGCCCACCGTCGCCTGACGCCGCAGCAGAACGTGACGAGTCGCCATCTCCGGGGTTAGGCCCCGCTGGACAAGCTGCTGCCAGAGATCGGCATCGGAGGCCGTGAGCCAATGCCCATTAGGGCTTGACATAGAACTGGCCACCAGGCGCGAAGGGGTTGGCTGGCGGTGATCCGCTTGGTGCCGCAGCGGCGGGCGGTCGAACCGCTGGGGCTTGGAAGGCTTTGCCCGCCTTCGCCTTCAAATCCTTGAGGCGGCTATCCATGTGAGAGAACGCCGTTGCAAAGTCCCCCGAGCCAATGGCCGGCAAGGTTGCTTGCTTCTCCAGGTCCATGAGTGCCTGCGTGGGCCGTGAGCCCCCGTAGGTGGGCGTCACCGCGAGAATCATGTTGTTGTAGTGTGTATAGAAGTTCTGGGCATCCGGATCGGTCAATGTCCCTCGCGCCTCCGTGACGAGTGTGCCGAGCGGGCCCCACCGGGATGCTTTGATAGCGGCGACCGCTTGCTTCACAGCGGCAGGATTGTTCTTGGCAATCTCCCGCATTGCGGCGATGCTGTTGGAGGCACTCTCGTATTGACTATTGGCCACGCGCTCCTGCGGCGTCGGTTCCTTCACGGCACCCGGCTTCCCGAACAGGCCCGTATCGTGCGTCTCCCCGGTCAGCCGATTGATGCGCACAAGATGGATTTTTCCATCTGGTCCCTCTGACGGCACGATCGACCAGTCTCCCCGCTCGCTAGCGGGCGGCGTTTTCAAGGCGGCGAGTACCGGTGCCAGTTTCGCCGCTGTCGCATCGCCGCCCGGAATCGTGGCGATCTCCGTAATGATTTGCGTCAGGCGATTATAGGCTTGGTCCCGAGTCTCCCCCGGCTGTGGCGGATGCCTTGCCGCGACGCCCGCGATCGCTTGCTGCTCCGCGACTTGGCTCTTGTAGGCCTGCAGTTGGAGCGCCTGCTGGGCCATCTGGGGGAAGTTGACCTGACTCTGCTGCAGCGCCCCGCCGAGGTTCGCGAGTGTGCCGCCCTGTAGGGCCTGCGGGCCGCCGGCCTGCAGCAAGCTTGTTCCCAACTGGAGCAGCCCTTGCCGCTGGAGTCCCTGCTGGGCGGCGGGATCGAGCAGCCCTGTGTAGTTCGCCGTGGGAAACAGCCGGTTGACCACGCGATCCACGATGGACGGCTTGGGCTGATACGGAAACGGCGCCGTCACCCGAACCCTCCACTGCCGCCGTAATTGGGCGTGTAGTTCAACAGTCCACTGCCAGCGGCTGCGCCCGCCGGTCCTCCAAGGAAGAGCCCGGCGCCCGTCGCCCCAAGCCCAAGGATCTGACTGAACGGATCACGGTGCAGTTGCTGCGTCTGTGTCTGCCCATAGGGACCCAGCGCCTGATTGAGCAGGTTGAGTTGGCCGCTCTGCCATTGCTGCGGCAAGAACGCCCCCGCGCCAATGGCCCCGAACCCAAGATTCGCCGCCGCTCCAGCCCGCTGCATCGCATCTTGGAAGGCCTGATAGTTGAACCCGGCTTGCGTCTGATCGGCCTGACTGCCCGCGACCGCGGCACCGATCTGCGAGCGATCCCCACCGAAGGCTCCCGCCAGCGTGGCCTGCTGGTTCGCCTGCTCGATGGCCTGCTGGCGCTGCTGGGCAAAGAACGGATTCATCTGGCTCAGATAGGGCGACATGAATTGCTGCTGCGCGCTGGCGTCTCCCGTCAGGGCCGAGAACCCGAGATTGCCACCCTTGGCATACTGGCCGTACTGATCGACGGCCGACTGAATCCCCGGGGGCAAGCCCTGCATGATGGGTTGGTAGGGGTTCGCCGCATTGGCTCCCGCTTGGGCCTGACGGATCGTATCCCCCACCAGACCACCACCACCCCATGTGGGCGTCATGGACGGGCCACCGGCGCCACTACCTGTGCCAGCGGGCGCGCCCGTGTAACCCATGGCTAACCGGCGCATGTACTGGACGTACTGCTGGGTCGCTGGATCGACCGTTTGCGAAACGCTCTGGCTGCTGCCCTTACCCAAGGCTCACCTCCATCAGCGTCCCCGCCTCCTTCCAACCATCCGTCACGATGGGCGACCGGGCCCAGCCTTTGCGGCCTAGGAGCTGTGCTTTGACGCAGCCCAGCGAGCGGCCCCAGTCCATGATCGGCGGTGCCATCGCGCGGAGCTCTGTCATCTGTCCGCCCGCTAGGAAGAATAACAGGATCAACTGCTGGGGCGTTCTGCGAATCTCCGTGATGATGGCGGACTCGTCACCATTCCAGGCCTGCATCTGACCCGTGGCCACCGCCGCCTCAATGTCGGCCAGCGTGTGGGAACCACCGGCATAGGCGAGGGCCCGCTCAATGGGATTAGACGTACGGAGTCTGAGCCCCGTCTTGATTCCAAGAAGTTCCATCATAGACAAAGGCGATAGAACTTCGCTTGTTCAGTGTATTGCCCGTGTCGCTCCAACTGACCTTGAAGACTGCATTCCAGGTGAGGGTCCGACCGCCCGTGCCATCTTGGATGATCTCAAATTGCATGCGTTGCCCATTGATCGGGTTCGTGGGTAGTCCCATCACCCGATTCCCTGCGAGAGTAACTGTGTAGTAATTACTCTTGGATGCGTCCACAGCAATGATCGGTGCATCTGTCAACACGAAAACTGTTGAGACAACGCGAGGCGCCGTGAGTGCCCCCGTGATGCCGCCCATCCCGAAGATGGCCCCTCCTGTGGGTTGGAAGGCCAATGTGTCGATGGAGCCATAGGCGCCACCGTCGCCGGAAATGATCGTGTGAAACACCCCGCTTCCGTAGAGCTGGTCGTACTTGTAAATGTCCAGCCGTTTGTACGTGTTTGCCTGGCCTCCGATCCGCAGCGTCCCAGCGTTCACTTCGTACGCTGTGTCCGTGATGTTCTCCCGATTGCCGACGATCGTCGTCCGGGTTGGTAAGCCACCCGCATTGAGATTCACACCGCCGCTCACATTGCCAGGCACATGATTATTGACGACCACGTTATCGGCCGCCGCACCCGCTCCCCCCGAGACATAGACACCATAGCGGGCATTGTCCATGGAAATGTTGCCACTGACTAATGTCAGCTTGGTCACGATGCTCCCCGTCCCGTCAACTGCGATGCCATCACGACCGCTGCCCTGCACGACGTTGCTGACGATGGCATTTTCCGCAATCGTGCCCCCTGATGACCCGTCTACGATAATGCCATCAAGGCTCGCGAGCACACCACAGGCGATGACGTTGTTGCCGGCAATGATGTGCCGGCTGCAGTTCTGTCCCGCCAAGGACCGAATGACAATCGCTTGGTTGCGGGTGCCCGAGAGCCGATTCCCGACGACAACATTGTCGCGTACATCGGCCCCGGTCAGGGCTTGGCAGAGAATCCCGTAGCGATCTACGCCCGACGCGCCCCGCTGCCCCGGATTGCGAATCTCGTTCGCTTCGACCCGATGCTGGCTGCCGTTCAGATCAATGGCATTCGTTCCGACGTTGAGGATCGTGTTTCCTCGAATCTGAAAGCCCGAGGAGTTGGAATCCACAAGGATGCCGCCAAATGTCGCGGCTGATCCCTCGATCAAATTGTCAAGAATCTGCCAGTCGGCGCAGTTGGTCCCGGTGTTAATCTGGTGCGTGCCGAAGTTCAGGATATGACAATTCCGAATGATGAGCCGCAGCGTTGAACCCGCATTGATGCCATGTTGTACCGAACTGTCGTTGTTGCCGCTGATCGTGAGTTTCTCAATCAGACAATCGGTCCCGGCCGCCGGCACATTGATCCCATATGCGGCAGTGACGGGCACTTGGAGTTGGGAGCTTTGATAGGTCGTTCCCTGAATCGAACATCCTGCCGCCGCGACGTTAATCGCTGCCAGCGCGCCGACCGATCCAGTGCACTTGAGCGTGGCCGATTGCAGGACGAGCGCTACGTTGGGAAGGCCGAGGGTCAGTGTGCTGGTGATCACATAGGGCGTACTCGATGAGGGTACGAGCACAATGCCGCCAGCGACCCCGGCGGCGGCAATGGCGGCGATGATGGCTGGCGTATCATCCGTCGTCCCGTCCCCTTTGGCACCATACCCGACGATATTAAACACGGGCCCTGGAAGGCCCTTGTTGACCTTATCGAACCACCCGCGCGGTCCTAGTTCCCCAGTCCCATCGTTTGCCGGTGAGCCGATGTTGATGAGCGGATTGGGCATCAGGATTTCACTTTCAGCACACCATCATCAATCAGCGCCTTGATCGCTTGCGCGAGCTGGAGCGTTGTTGGAGGCGCATCGGCGTTCTGCGTGGCCCGGCTGGCCGTCCCCGTCCAGGCAGTCCATCCTGTAGGCAACTGTTGGAGCTTCGTTATCTCATCGGCGATGGCCGCACGCCACGCATCCTCTGCGGCTTGGTCGTAGCGCGCTGGCGCTTGATGGGCGATCATCGCTTGCCTCCGGGGATCACGCCAGCCCTAAACCGCCCCACGCGCCAATCCACGCCACCGCCCGGTCCCGTGTCGGCTGTCATCGTCATCTGATCCGCCGTCATCACCATCTGATCGGCCGTCAATCCGCCGATGATGTTGTTCTCCGCCAGCCGCAGCCGATGCTGCCGCCCCGTCACACGCACGTCGGTCTTGGCCGAGAGTTGATAGATTGCCGAGGCAAGCTCACCCTGCTCTGGCTGATAGCTGGAGAAGAACTGTGCAGTCACATTACCGCTCGAGAGTTCATCGGGAATCAACGACTGGACGCGTACGACTTGATCTCCGTCCCCAAGCTCCAGCGGGCCACTCTCGACATAGGCTACTTGACCGCCCCGGCTCTGCCCCGTCTCATGGACATAGAGATAGCCGCCGGAATCCCAGAGCATCGGCGTGGCGAATGCCCCAGCGCCAACGCCACCATTGCGCCCTAGATTACCGAGCGCCCAGTAACCGTCCCGATAATTGAGCATGACATAGCGGTCATTCTCCAGCCCGGACTGCGAGCCCGACGGATAGAACCACCACACTTCCCCGAATTGCTCGATGGGAATGGCGGCGATCTTTGCCCGCTGCGTCAGGTTGATGTCTTTGAATACGTAGTCCGAGACTTCGCTCGGGATCGGCCGCACGGGCGGATAGGAGAAGAATTGCCCCCGCCCCATCCAATAGGCTGCTCCGCCAGCAATGGCGAAGGCATTGGGCCCGATGAGGCCGCAGGCTTCCCCGCGCTGGTCGAACCGATAGACGAGGTTCCCGCCGACATAGGTGGCGCTCCACAGGTCCGTGTCCGTCCAGAGCAGCGTCTCGCGCGTGGTGCGACGGCCGGCGATCAAGCGGCCCGTGGTCTGGAGCGGGAAGCTCCCAGCTTGGTTCGCCGCAGCCGGGGTCCACGTCGTCCGGTTGCCTTGATCGGACCACTTCACCAGCCGCGGATCGCTGGAGGCCCCAAGGGCGAACACGAACCGTTCGGGGCTGACGCAGACGGCCCGACAGCCCGTCGGCGCGTTCGTGACGGCGGTCGCCTGGGTCGTCGGTGTGGACTCGTAAATCTTGCCGTCGCTCGTCAGGCAGGCGAGCAGGATCTCGCCGAAGTTGTCGAGACTCCAGGTATCAGCGTCAATGACGATGCTCGCGCCGAAGCCGCCGTAGGGCGTCACGCCGTAGCCACCGAGCCCATATCCGAGCCCGCCGCCGGACTGGCTCCCATCCGTGTTCCCACCCGTAAGGCCAGCGGGCGTAATGTCCGTCAGCGCGAGGCTCGAGCCCGAGAAGGCATAGAGCTTCGTCGCCGTCCCTGTGGCAAGCCAGGCCGACGCATCATTCTTGCGCCAGCTCCAGCCCCCGCGCGGCTTGCCCGTCGTCTGCGTGGGAACGCCATTGCCGTCCGTCTGCTGCACCCAGCCACCCACGGGACGCAAGGCACCCTCTACCCAGCGGACGAGATGGGATTTGGCCCAGCGGTTCCGCGATTGATAGAGCGTCCCCGAGTTGCGGACGCCGGGCGGCAGATCGAGGCCGATGAGTTTTTCCATCAGAAGCGCAATCCCACGCTGATCGCGGCCCGATGCTGGGCGATCAGATTGTGGATAATCGCTGCGAGTTCAATGGCGCTGAGGCCCCCGTACCAGACATTCCGAGCGCCCGAAGGTAACAGTGCACCGACTCCCTGTGTGGCCACCATGCCCAACGGAATCAGCGTATTGATCTGACCCTCCGATGGCATCGCCCCGAGTAAGGGATTTCCTTCCGTGCCGCCGCGCCCACGAAAGGCGAGCGTTTGCGCCCAATCAATACCTTGTAGCCCAGCAGTCGTGCCAGCTAGGATCTTATTCGCAGTCGTCCAATGGTGGGCGCTCGGAGGCCCAGAAACCGGGGCCGTCATGCGATCGCCAACAACTCAATGAGGATGCTGTAATAGCGGAGCGTCCCCCCGGCGACGACCGAGCCCCGGAAATCAATTACGACTGTACCCGACAGAGTTTCCCCAGGACTCGTGCGGCCCATGGTACCAGCAAAGTCGCCAGCTACGGAGTCTCCCATCAGGAACGTCTCATCAAAGGCCTGGGTCGTGGCGGTTATGCGTGTCAGCAGTCCAAACATGCGGTGCGTGCGCCCAAGGGTCACCGTATGCCCGCTGAGCTGAGTTGCACCGAATCTGATGTTTGTTGTGGCGTTTTGAGTAATCGCATCGCCATTGACCGTGATCCGCAACATCTGTCCACTGACGGCCAGCACACTAGCGGGCAGCGTATATGACGCGAGGCTGACATCGGTAGTACTCGTGGTGGATACTTGGCCGCTCTGAAACAGCACGCCGGGCCGTAGATTCCGCAGTGTGGCAAGCCACGTGACGCCCGCGTCTTTCGTGGCGAGATCCACGACATCCACGCCCGCCGCCTTGAATGTCGGCGCAATGCCGCCGAGCCAGGAGACACTCGCGGGCCAGGTGATGGCGAAGGCGGAGCCATTCGTGACGATGAGTTCCACTGGCACATAGAAACTGGCCGACGGCGTATTCGTGATACTGATGGTGGTCGCCTGCGAAACCGTGAACACAAAGGACCGGGCTAACGAAAGGTCCAGCGTAGTCGTGGCGCCAACGGTGGGACTATTGAACGGATACCGCGGCTTCGCGATCTCGGCGTCAATCGTGTCCAGATCGGCATTCACTTCCACGTCCCAGGGCGTGTCACCCCGGACGTGCTTGACCAGTGAATAGACCGAAGTCAGAGTAGAGATTTAGGCCTCCACGTAGGCTGCCGCAGCGCGCAGCGTGGTGGCGTCGTCCTTGAAATCTCCCAGTCCCATGTTGCAACTCTTGCAGAGCAACCCGCGAATCTTCCCGGTCTTGTGGGAATGGTCGATGTGCAGTTTCAATGTCACGACACCGCAGATTTTACACCGCTCGCCTTGCGACTCGAACATTGCATGGAACTCGTCGAGCGTCATGCCGCTGTCTCTCCACCAGCGCCCCCGCTGATGTTCGTGATTGCGTTCTTTCACTTCGGGGCGCTGATGATAAGCTTTGCTGTAAGCCAATTCCTTTGCCCGCACGTAATCGCGCTTCCGATATCTGCGACGATGCGCCGCACTCTTTGCACGGAATTCTGGCTCAAAGCGTTTTTGTTTCCGGTACGCGCTCGTGTACGCCCGCTGACATGGCGCACAATGCTGACCTGAGGTCCCGAGTTCATACCATTCATCGGACCCACAACGCTTACAGGGTTTCCCTCGCGGGCCGATCATGGTCACGAACGAAAAACCAAGAAGCCGTGAACTCCTGGGGTCGGAATGTTGGCAACGGCTGTAAAATTGCCGAACGTGATTGCAATGGTCTGGACCGCCGTCACACGGGCCCCGATGGCCATGCAGTTCGTCCCCGGGGCACCGGGTGGCACGAATACCACCACCTGATCCGTAGTGAGAAGATCAACCGGCGACGCGATGGTGGCGAAGCTCTGCTCCGACGCCCCTACCGAGGCCGCCAGCGCGGCGGGCGTGATGCTCTTGGTGAAATAGAAGCAGCCCGCAATGGCCGCAGTACCCCCACCGGGGGCGAGGACGACATGATCCAATTGCGCCATACTGCCTCCTAGCCAAAGACACGCGGCAGAGTGCGCCGCCGCGGCGCTCCGCCATAGAGGCGGCGTTCGGTAAGTATGCGGAGGCTCCGGAATGCGGTATCACGATCTTGAGCCCATGTCGCGATCCGTTCATCGTGTTGGAGATACTTCGCCGCCTCCGCACAGCTTCCCCAAAGGTAGGCGTCAGGGGCGTCCCTCAGCAGCGCGTTGGTCGTCTGCGTCGCCGAGAGTGCCGGCAGCACCTTCACGGCCTCAATCAGCAGATTCGCAATCGGCCCCGTACTCGTCGCCGGTGGCCAGAAGCGCAACGTCGTCGTGCCCGCATCGGTGTCGAAGTCCACATAGGCAAGCTGCCCGGCGGTCGCCACGGGGACCGACTGCAGGTCCATCCAGCCCTGGTAGGCTTCCTTCGAGACGAGATCGAGCGAGAAGTTGTGGGCGCCCGAGGTGCCGTCGTGGTAGCTGACCGAGAGCACGTCGGAGACCGTCGTGGGCAGGAGATAGTCAGCGGTGACGTTGGTCGCCGTGAGCGTGGTGCGGAGCCAATCCCGGAGTTCGCGGCGCGCCCGCACCTCGAATCGCGTGATGAGGTCGGGCACGATGCTAGCGAGGTCCGTCCGATTGAGCTCAGTCTGGACCGCCGCCTGAAGGTCGCTGTACGTGCCGAGTGCCACTTAGGTGGGCTTCAGAGGCCGCAGGCCCTTCACCGCCCAGTTGATCGGGTTCGTGTGGGGACGGCCTTTATCCCCGCCAGCCACCATCTTCCGGGACTTCGCGACCCGCGGTGACCACTGACTGCCGCCCTTGTGCCCAGGGCTCATGTGGCTCGCGGCCTTGCTCCCGAGTTTCCCCGGCGGCCCAGCCTTCTGGTTGTTGTCCACCGTAAAGCCACCCTTCAGGTAGCTCGGGGGCGTCACGGAGCCGATGCGACCATCCGTCTTGACCCGCGTGACCGCCGCTTTGGGTACGGCTGGCCCCCGGGCCACCATGTTGGACGTTTTCTGATAGTCATGCGGCAGCTTCTTCATCACACCCTCCCGTACTTGGTGCGAAACTTCGCGTTATCCGGGTCATTGAGGAACCGCTTGAGCGCAGCCTGCTGCTCCTGCTTCGAGAGGCCCAAGACCCGCCAGGTCGTGCGCAGGGCCTGATAGATGGGCATGGGGATAGAGGCCACGAAGTTCCAGCCCTGCCAGTCCGTCTTGTTGACACTCCGAAGGTCCGCGTTGTAATCCGCAATCCCTTGGGCATCAAACACGGTATCCACGGCAAAGCGCCCGTCATTCAGGTCATGGAACTTCACGACCTTCTGGAGTGCGGGATCGGCGCTCAGCGTGATGGGCCGCATTAGTTCACCACCAAGAAAAAGGCTTGTACGCCCGCGGCCGACGTGGTGAGTCCTTTCTCCGTCGTGGTCGCAGCGACCTGCATGCCGTTGCGGAATTTCGTCCCGCCGCCGGGCAGAAACGCCACGAGCGTCGCATTCGCCGCCACCGAGAGTTCCAGATCGGGGTTCGTGGTCGCGAGCGTTACGGCGCCGGCGGTCGCCAGGTCGAACATCTGGATGAACGTCACCGCCGCCTGATTGTTGACGATCACGACTCCGGTCAATGTGGCTGGCAGCGACGTGCGGACTGATTGGACCGTGGCGCCGAGATCGCGGAAGTTGACGCGTTCGGCGGGGGCGACGAGTTCCGACATCTTACTGCGGCCGCTTGGGACAGTTGTACGTGTGTCCCGTCAGAAGCTGGACGCCCGTCGCCGGATTGTACCCCGGACGGCCCCCGCACTCGGGACAGGGCTCTTGGGCATCAAAGTCGGCCTGGGACATTGGTTCCTCGGACAGCACGACATCGCCGCTACTCGTTTTGCGAGCCATTCACCCTCCAGAGGTAAGGGAGGGAGGGCCCGTACGCCCTCCGCTCCGCTTCGCTATTAGACCACGTCCGCGACCATGCCGTGTCCGAAGTCTGTGTAGAACTTCGCACCCCATTCGGCGAGCAGCAGTTTCTTCTCCGCGTCGCCGGTCTTGGCCAGGTCTTTCACCTGGAACGGCCGCAAGTAGACAATCGCGGCGTACTCGAAGTCCCACACCCATACGTCGCGCGCCCGCTGGAAGCGGTTCGGCACGACCGAATACGTCCCAAACTCGCCGACATACACATCGGCCGCCCCGATGATGGCGGCCGGCCGCGCTTCCCCTTGGCTGTAGGTCTTCGTGGCGATCCCCGCAAAGCCCGAGAGCACGGCTTTCTGGATCGAGTCGACCATGATCGTGTCGGGAGAACCGCCGTTCTTCCACACGGCCGCCAACACGGTCTTGAGCAGGGCCTCCGTGAACGCCCGGGTCGTGCCATCCGTCCGGGCGACGGTAAAGAGCAGCGCGTCGATGCCATTTGCGCCGCCCGCGCCCATGGAGACGTTCGAGCCGTCGATGGTGCCGATGGTGGCCCCGAGCGTGCCCGTGACGGGTGCAGTCGCGGTGCCGCCCGCGACGGCGCCGATGTTCGCGAGACAGTCGGCTTCGATGTCCCGCTTCAGCTCGGCACTCCGCTTCGCGATCTGGTAGGCCAACTCCGCTTTGCGGCCGGCTTTCGAGACC